TCTTTTAGTTCTACCAAAATAAGCTTCGGTAAATTTATCGGTTAAATCAAGTATTCCATCATAATAAGCATTTAATGCTTTATGCTCTGCAAACGATGTTGTTTGAAGGTGCGCAATGTGCATTGCGTCTCTCGATTGGAACAATGTTCCGATAAGTTTTCCCGTTGTCATATTGATTTTATTTTTTTGTTACATCTCCTGTTTGAACATTTATAATGGCATCTACGCCATACTTCTCAACTAATAGTTGTTCATGAATTGCAAATTGAGCTTTTAACTCTTCAATGTGCCTGATTATATTAAGTTTTTGCAACTCAGCATCTCCAATAGCCATTTTTGCTTTACTAAACTCTGCATTTAATTCTTGAATTTTTGCTAATTCTTCTTGTGTTACTTGTGTCTTTGACATTTTGATTATATTTAATTATTAATTTTACAAATATATGAATTTTAAAATAATGTTCGATTTATTCTTTTGTACGTGTAATAAGCTAACGCAATAAGTAATAGAATAAAAAACCACCAAATATATATTGAATAGTTTGCTTTCTTATCAATATCTTTTTTAAATATTTTTACTGCAGCCGCCTTTTTAACCTTGGCTTTAATTAAGACCTTTTCAGACACTTTTATTTTTGTGTTGTCTACTAAGACCTTTTTTGTTTTTTTATACCTCAGCTTTACATTCTTGTACTTTTTACCATCAACCTCAATAACTTTTGAAGTGTCAATTGGCGTTATTTCCAACTCATCAGTATTTGTAGTTACTTTGACATTGTTATCCTGAGTAACTACAGTCTCCTGCTTTGTTACAGAAGTACTATCTGTTTTTACTTTTATATCTGTTTTTTCTACGTCTACTTTTCTTGCAGCACAAGAAGCCAATATTAAGAATGAAAGTATTAATATTTTTTTCATTACTCAATAGTTAAAGTTATTGATTTTGCTAACTGCATTTTTTTAAATAATTTACTAAAAGCCAACCTAGAGTTTCCAATATAATCTTCTGAACGAGTAGTTCCTACTAATATACATCCCTCAGTATCGTGGTTTGAGTTTCCGCTATGGATGCGAACTCCTTCAAAGTTTGGAACGTTAAGTAAAATTGGCAATAACCTCTTAAACCTATTACTTAGAGTTATTCCAACTATATATGTTCCTTTAGATATTGCAGTTTCTGATTTGATTTTTACATCACGCTCCTTATCTTCAAGTGTATAACATTCAAATTTTCCATCAACAGATAGTTCGCCTATAGTTGAATTTTCCGTTCTATGTAATCTTTTAATTGTAAGTTTCATTAGCTTAATGCGTCTACGTCGGTTCTGATTTCTTTTGCTCTAAGGAATGCTTTTCTAAGTAATTTCCAAATATCTATCTTGAAAGTTTCTTCAATATTTTCTTTAATAGAAACTAACTCAACAAAAATTAAAAGTATAGCACATATTTTTGTAAACATATATGTTATTCCAAAAGCCCTAATTATAAATTCATTTAAAACATATTTGTCAATTGTGTAAAGAAGTAATATACATACTTCGTATAATGCCATCTTTGAAATTATGTTTGACAATATTCTACTTCTAATACTTCCCCAACCTTTAAGCTTTACACTTTTAAAAAGTCCTGTTAGTGTATCAAGTAATATTGCTGCGGCTACTGCTATTAACAACCCGTATATGGGTACAAATAAAAGCAATAAAGAGGACACTATATAGTTTACGTATTTCATTATTTTTTTTATGTTTTAACTTTTACCAAAGAGCTACTACGTTTGTTGCTGTTGTTCCTGTTGCTCTAAGTTTTAAAACTTGAATAGGAAGGGTTGTTCCGGCAGGTACTCCAAAAAAAGTTTCCGTATCTCCACCTATTGTAACAACTGAAACATTTCCCGCTCCTCCAACATAAAGATAACATCCGTAATTTCCAATTCCTGATTGAGCAGATGCTTGATAAACGTTATAAACTTTAGCAGTAGCTGCAAAGATATTTGCGTTTAAAGTAAGTTGTGTTTGGCTGTCAATAGTGACTACTGTTGCACATGTTTCATCTGTGTCGTTGTGAACAATGTCTCCTACGCAAATATTATTGGTAATAAATGTAGCAGAAGAATCAATCAACTTAAACGCTGTCGCAGTAGTATTGGTTCCTGTTTCAATTGAATTTGGAAATGCAATATTTGCATCATCTGATTTATGGGTCCTTAGTGCCCGAGAATAAGAGTGTTTAAATGCTGACATAGTCTTTAATTTTTATTTATTTTATAAAATGTTCTGTTTATTAATAAATTAGGATTATTTAACGTTTCTTTTTTTTTAGGACAACCACAAGACTTCCCTGTAGCTTTTGAAATGGTTTCGACTACATATTTAATTCCTGTAGCAGCAGTAATTTTCTCTACCGTATCGCCAAATCCTTTTGATTTCATTCTGTAAAGGTATTAATATTTTTTTGATTTTGTTGCAGTGTTTGTTTTTGGATTATAAGTAAAATCTTGTACCGAACCTCCTGACCTTTTAACCGCTCTATCTTTTGCTCTTTGAGACGCTGTCATTGCGTTTCGCTTATTTCCTAATTCTGTAAATGTTTTGCCATCCGATTTTAATTGGCCACGTTTTTGCAATATGGATATTGCTAATTTTTTACTCCCAACTTGGGCGGTCAACCTATTTATTAATTGACCACTTCCCATAAATTTTTGAGTTTGCATACTATTTCTTTTTAATAGGAGCTTTTTTAACATTCCCTTTTAAGAACTTCATTTTACCATCTAATGATTTTTTAGACTCGTACTGTTTTGCTTTTTCAATTACTTTTTTCATAATTACTTTTTTTCAGATAATTTTATTTTTCTGTCTTCAACTCTAGCGGCTCTTCCAAAAAGTCTATCAGCCTTTTTGTCTCTACCTTCATCTACAGCTTGTTTTGCTTTATCAACCAACTTATTTTCTTTTCTTCTAAGTCTATTGATTTTATCATTTTCGTTACCAAAAATTGATGGCGCTAATGGATAGTCTCTATTCATAACTTTAATATTTTCCTTTACGATTACTTGGATTACTTGTTGTTGAACCTCCTGCGCCTGCCCATAAATTTTTACACGCCCAATATCTTGCGCTTAATTTATCATTAGCTGTACTGCAACTGTGTCTAGCCTTAAAGCTTTTACGTGCGGCATCGCTATAGTTATTGCCATAGCCTTTTGCTCCAAAATGAATAAGTTTTTCTTGTCCATTTGAACAGGCTTTTACCATTTTCTTTTTACCCGGTCTGTCTGAAGAGACCGGGCTATTACATTTCATTTTAGATTTATCAGCCATAACTTATTGTCTAAATGCTCTTGTGTTATGACCCGGGTTTTGTTTTTCAACAGGAACTTGGTTTAATACCACTTCTTCAGTTGCGTTTTCTACGATAGTAATATCTACTACTTCTTCAATTTTTTTCTTTGCCATTTTGATTAACAATAAGAGTTACTACTTTTCATTCCTTTTCCTTTAGCACCTGACATTACTTTGCTAGTAGCGCCTTTGCTGTTTTGATTGATAGCTAACTTTTGTGAGCTACCTGTACCCGTGCTTGGCATCTGCATACGAGATGAACCCGGTAAGTTTGGAGTGTTTTTTTCTTTAGCCATTATTTCTTTTTCATTAAAGGTTTCATTGCAGGCTTTGCTGCTGCTTTAGGCATTTGCATTTTTGATGATGCAGGTAATTTCGGTGTTGATTTTGCTTTCGCCATTTTTATTTAGTATTTAGTTGTTATTAATTTCCTGTTGGTTTTGCAAAAGAAGATAGACCATAAAGAACTGCTCCTCCTGAAGATTTCCTTTCTTTTCTATTTTTTGCTATTTTTTCTTGACTTGCGGCCCTTGCCTCAAATCTATCCTTAGACCTTTTTTCAATATCTGCAAAAACTCCTTGTACATCCGTAATGGGTGTAGCTGCTAATGGAGTGTCAGGTCTTTTTTCTTGTTTCTTTGCCATTATCTATTGTCTTTTGTTGATTCTCCTATATTTTTATCTTTGTCAACACAACTTCCTTTTGAAGCTGTTCTTTTTCTGCAATCTACTAGATTAGCTTTAACTGCGTCTTCTTTATTTTTATTAGATTTTGCTTTTTCATTATATTCTTCCCTTGTTAAAGGCTTTTTTTTATTAAAATTAGAAGAATTAAGACTTCTTTTTACAATAGAATCTGCAGCTCTTATATTCTTGTCTTTAACCAATTGCTGTACTGCACGCTTCTCAGCATAAGTCATAACTTTAGGCTTAATAGTGTCCTGTGCAAATCTGATGTCAGGTGTATTGGCCAACGGAGTATCGCGACCAACGGCTTGATTGTTTATATTTACCCCTCTCATATTACTGTGGTTGTTGAGGACTCATAGGAGTCTGAGGTTGTTGAGGTTGTTGAAGTTCTGACATTCTTTCTTTAGAAAGTCTACTTACTTGCTGAATGGCTGCATCTGCTGTAGCTTGATACTTAGTAACAGGTTGAGCAGGAGATTGTGCCATAGGTTGTAGCCCTGATGTTACAGGCTGAGGCTCAGGTGTATTAGCTAATGGGATATCGGGTCTTTGCATGATTATATTTTATTTTGTTTTTTTTGATTAGGAGTTCTATAGTCTTCTTTTTTACTTGCTCCACTTTTTAATTCAGAAATTATTGCAGGAACATCTTTTCTTTTTACTTTCGCTTTTCCGGTTCCTTCAATATTTGAACTGCTTATTCTGTTGAACTCTTTTTTACCTTTAGAGTACCCTGTAGTGTCAATACTCTCGTTCCGTAATTCTACAATTGTGTTTCCAATAGTCGAACCTGAAATCCTTCCAACTCTACCATTTGAAGAAGCATAATACGTTCCTCCTGAAATAGGACTTGGCGCAGGTGTCATTGATAATGGAGTGTCACGATTTGTTTTCTTAGGAGGTTGTTCCATGATTATTTCTTTTTTGATTTAACTTTAAATGGAGGATTAGTTCCCTCTCCTCCAACAGGATTTCCCCAAGCATCTTTTAATCCTTTGTAGCTATCTACAGAAGGAGTGGCGGCCAATGGAGTGTCAGGTCTTTTTACTTTTTTCTTAGAAGGTTGTTCCATGATTATTTATTTTTAGGGTTTAATTTTCTCTTAGTAGCTTCTTCGTGTCCACGCATCCCCTGTTCAGTTTTCATATCATAAGCAGGTATAACAGACTTTCCTTTTAATGCCATATCAAAACCTTGTTTGTAATATGAACTATCTACAGCCGTTGGAGTGTATGGTTTATCCTTAAAAGAACCTCTTTTAGTGGTTTTCATATTGCTGTAATCAGGCTTAGGAGTATCTCCTAATGGAACATCTTTTCTCTTGATTGCCATAATTATATTTTTTAATTAATAACTTTGTAGCAAATGTATAAAAAAAAATTCAAATGAAATCAAATGCAGATGATTACCTAAAGTATTGGAGAGTTATTCGCCAATTCGTAAAAATTAAATATGAACTAACTCAGGCTGAGCTTGATGTTCTTTTGTTCCTATACTCTGAGAAGTATTTTGATAAAAATAAATTTGAAGAATTTGACTCGCTTCTTAGTTGGGATATTCATAGATTTGAAAAACTTAAACAACTAGGATGGATTGTTGTATTTAGAAAACGAGTAGGAAGTCACAAAACTATATACCAACTCTCTATTAAGTCAGAAAGAATGATACAGTCGATATATAGAAAACTAAGCGGGGAAGAAATCCCCGTTAGTAATTCTACTAATAAAATGTTTGCTAAAAATGTATCGCATTCAGATAAAGTTTATCGCGAGATGATTTTAAAAATGAACGCAGTTATAAAACAACAACGACATCCCTCTCCTGAATAATTGTATACTGCTTGTCTTCAATTAACATCGTAAATCCATGCGCTTTATCGTAGTAGATGTCATCATCTTTTTTGATATGTGGTACGTCTGTTCCGGCCTCAATTACGGTAGCGCGCTTGTATCTCATTTGATTAGCATCTTCTCCTGACAGAATAAGTCCCGACTCTGTTCTCAATTCCTCATCAACTGTCTTGATGACTATGTACTTTCCTATTGGTTTCATTTTGATTTAATTTATTGGTTTAATGCAAATAGGTGTTCGCTCCCCAACGTATGCGCACTCAATATTGAACTCATAGAATGCAATAGCTTCTTGCTCGCTCATATCCTGAGCCATCAGTATCTCTATTATCTTGTCAATTGAATACACAAGTCTTCCCTCGGACCAAACGCCAATAAGAGCGTCGTCAAATCCTTCTAGCGTTATTAACCCATCGTCAGGATACTCATCTAGTATTTTACTTAATATGCTCATAGCCCTATTTTTTTTAAGTCTTCTATAAATTTTCGTTTGTCTCCATCCTTAGGGTATAATGCAACGTCAATATATCCCGAATCTCTCCTGTAGTTTAAAGCCTCAACTTTGAAGTTTTTAAACTTGTCGTCATTGTCTAACATTTCTTGGCACTCATCCAACCCAACCTGACTTGATTGGGCTAGACCTAGTACCTCAATTGTTATATAGTCAATTCCTCTAATCATTTGATTGCTCAAAACTACGAGCCATAGTTACTATAGCATTTGTGCTTAATATCGTCACAGCGACACTCACAGCGTTCTGTAGAGCACTTCGTGTCACTTTTAAAGGGTCAATGACACCCATCTTAATTAAGTCTCCCATTTGCCCTGTTTTGAGATTGTATCCTTCGCCAATAGCAACGCCATCTTTGTAGATGTCCCCGGCTTTTAATCCGGCATTGGCAAGTATCTGCAAGAACGGAGCCATAAGAGCATCTTTCATAATGCGTAATGCCGCGTCATGCTCTTGACTTTTGTCTGCACTTGTGAATAAAGCAGCACTCTCTTCAACTAATGCTTTCCCGGCTCCCGGTAAAATCCCTTCCTCAAGCGCTGACCGAACTGCGCATACAGCGTCATCAACTCTATCTTGTAACTCTTTTTGCTCTAGGTCAGTTTGACCTCCAACAAAGATTACTCCAATACCACCTGTAAGTGAAGCTATTCTCTCTAATAGAAAATCCTTCTCCATTTTTTTATTTGTCAACTTGTGAGCATCCCATAACTGATTTACTCTATCCAAGATAGCATCTTGGTCTAATCTCAAGTCTGATTTTATGATAATGGTTTTGTCCTTGCTTACAATCACTTTGGCAGCGTGGCCCAAATCACCGTAGTTTATAATGCTTAAATCATCACCTGTCTTTTCACTGAAGTATGTGGCTCCAACACTAATCGCAATGTCCTGCATCAACTCATTTTGCTTGTACCCAAAACTAGGCGGAGCAACAACACATATCTTAGCATTTCCCTTCATCACATTCGCAGCAAATGTATTTATCACATTCGCATTACACGGAGATATAATCAATAACTTTTTCCCATCACCGATGATTGGTTTCAATACGTTCTCTATCTGAAGAATATTCACTATCTCCATATCAGCAACCAATACCATCACATCATCAAATACACACTCGTCTTTCTTTTGGTCGTTGATGAACATCGGACTTAAATACCCTCTGTCAAATTTCAACCCCATCGTGGTCTCGGCATAGGTCTCATCACTTTGGCTTTTTTCCACCGTTACAATCCCTGTCTTGCCAACATCTTTGTATACCTCAGCAATTATCCTCCCAATCTCTTTATCGTTATTAGCCGATATACTCGCGATGTCAACCAACATATTGCTCGTAACTCTCTTGCTACGTCTGCGCAACTTGTCCACCACCTTGTTGCTTATTTCCACCATCTCTCTCAACACCTCTGTCCGGTTGTGGTTTTCCTTGATGTGCTCAAGGCCTCCCAATACCAATGCCTCAGTTAATACAATGGCAGTCGTCGTTCCATCTCCCGCACTTGTAGCGGTACGCTCAGCAGCCTCCTTCATCATCTTAACCGCAAGGTTCTCACTCGGGTCAAATAAATCAATCGACTTCGCAACAGTTACTCCATCCTTGGTAACAGTTATACCATGCGTGTGGTTCGGACTCTCAATTAACACAGTATTCCCTCCGGGGCCCAAGGTGCTCTTTACAGCTTTTGACATTTTCACTACGCCATTTACTAATTTCTTCCTACCATTCTCCCCAAAATGCAAATCCTTTGGAGAATAACCTTGATTTTCTAACATTTGATTTAATTTTTATTTGTTATGTGCAAATATAGAACATTAAAATGTATTTAATACCATCTTTATAAAAGAAATGCGATAGCAGAACAAAGTATTTATTAATGGATAATGTTGCTAAATGTCGAAAAATGTCGGATTATGTCGGATTATGTCGAAAAATGTCGGTACAAATCAGCTGTATCCCCCGTGAATATTGAAAATATGTCGAAATGCATTTTTCAATCTCTATACTCTCTCTCTATAAATACTACTCTCTCTCTTTTTTTTTTGACTATAGTTTCTTCTTTTTTTCGACATTATCGACATTAAAAGAATAAAGAGTTAATAATCAATTATTTAAGAAAATTAAATCGTCGCAAAAACGTACAGGAAATATGTTAGAAAATGTCGATTATTGATAAAAAGAAACCCCATAGCAAATATGAGGTTTTTTTACATTGTTGGTTTTGACTACTTGCAGCAATCTCCTCCCATCTCAGAAAGCATCTCACCCATACTGAAAGCAGTTGCCATAGTGGAAATCTTCTCAGCACGATGCATAGACTTTCGCATCTCAGCAGCCTGCGAAATACCCGTTTGCCCATCAGGTCTATTGTTAATCAACATACCATCCTTTACAGTCAATCCATCATACGAACCCGAGTTCTTCTGTTGGTAAATACTGTTGCCCAAATCTAAATTCTGTCTTTTCATATCGTACTCAGTTTTATAGTTACAACAAAGATAGTATTTTTTATTAAATGCTAGTATTGTTGGGGGAGTATAACCATTTGGCGATGACGACCCAAATCCGAAAGTCGATTTTTTTTTGATGGTGGGGGTACTAAATTTCCCACAATTTGCCCGATTTTTTGGCGTTTTCCCATGGGACTATACACGCACACACACGCGCTTAAATACGCGCACGTAACACGCTCACACACACACGTATAGCTATAGCGCGCACACACGTAATACGTCAATACAAGGGACTTTATCCCTCTCTCATTACGATTAACCTTACAAACATGCCCAACTTATCAATCTATATAATCCTGATAATCAGCACGTTACAAATTATCTCGAAAATAATTCTAAAAAAGTTTTGTTACTATATATAAATAACTATATTTGCACCGTTAATGCACTT